AGAGAGAAACCCGACCCAACTCTTGTCTCTATCGGATGGCAACCAGCCCGAACTGGCGGCGATCAGCCATGACTGGCCTCGACTGGAAACGACTGTCACTAATGCTGCCGGGTCGTATGGGAGCGATGTGCAGGGATGGGCAGAACAGCATCTAGGCATAACGCTTATGCCTTGGCAGGTGCGCGCGCTTGACGGTCAGCTGGCTTTTGATGAGCAGGGTGAGTTGCTGCATCGGACAAGCCTCGTTTCTACGGCCCGACAGAACGGCAAGACCGTTGCTCTAGGTAGTTTGGTTGGCTGGTGGCTCACAGAGATGCCAAAAATACGGGGCAAGAAACAGACGGTGCTAACAACGGCAAACCGACTTGACTTGGCGATTACGTTGTTTGATGAGATCGCCCCAGTGCTTGAGGCGCGCTTTGGTGCATCCTGTGTCAAGGCTTACGGGCGTAACTCGGTGACAATGCCAGACGGCAGCAAGTGGACGGTCAGGGCCGCGAAGCCATCGGTCGGTCACGGCACAAGCAACGATCTGATCGTGGCAGACGAAATCTGGGACATGTCGCAGCTCGCTATTGACGGCGGTCTAATCCCATCTATGCGCGCACGAAAATCGCCGCTGCTCAGCTGCTGGTCAACGGCTGGGACGGAAGCCAGTACCGCATTTTTGCGTTGGCGTGAACAGGGTCTGCGCGCCATAGATCGCGGCGAGCGATCGTCGTTGTACTTTGCTGAATGGTCACCGCCACCAGACCTTGACCCGATGAATCCTGCCGCATGGGCTTACGGCAACCCTGCGCTCGGTCACACGCTGGAATTGTCAACGATTGAAGCCGAGTCTCAGAACCCTGACCGCGCACAATTCTTGCGAGCATCCGTAAATCTGTGGGTGGCCTCTGATCGGGGATGGATACCGCCGGGTGTCTGGCCTGCGCTCGAGCATGAAGGCGACATACCGACAGGCGGCATTGTTGCCATTGAGACCAGCATGGATGACAGCCGATATTTTGGCCTGCGCGCCGTGGCCCTGCCTGACCGCCGCATTGTCGTGACCGTGGCTTTTGTCGTGGACAGTTTCGCCGCGCTTTTGCTTGAAGTTGACAGGCTGACCGCTGACGGCTGCAAGTTTGCTATCTCGCCCAGCATTGACATTCAGTGGCCTCGCCATTTAGAGACGAAAAAGGTCATTGTTGGCTACGGCGAAATACTGAAATACACCCCTACTGTAAGAAACCTGATAGCAGAAAAAATGCTGCTACATGACGGCTCAACCCAACTGGCAGAGCATGTCCAGCGCGCGGTCGCGGTCAGAAGCCAAGGCTCAGTCGCAGTCAGCTCGCAGCGGAGTCCAGGCCCGATCGAGTTGTGCAGGTGCATGATCTGGGCGGCAGCACTTTGCTCACGTCCATCTGTGTCAGGTAAGCCGATGCTGGTCACTGTAAATCAGTAACATACCGTTGGCACTCGGTCGATGTACCTAGCCTTTCGTCGGGAACTGATAGGCCGATCGAGTGCCACCATCACAGCGTTGCTATCTGTAATGTTGTGGCATGGGATTATTTGACCGCAAAGTAAGCAAGGCCGCCATTAGTCCAGCGCCTGCAAAAGCAGCAGCTGCCGGGGCCAACAGTTACGCAAACCCAAACAGCGCGGTAAATGTGTTCAATCAGTACTACTCGTGGCGCGAAGGCGAAGCACGAAACCAGTTAATGACTATTCCAGCGGTGTCACGCTGCCGCGATCTGCTTGCATCAGTTATTGCATGTATGCCATTGCGCGCATACAACATGAGCTGGGACGGCGAGCGCATGGTCAAGAATTACATTGCGCCTCGATCATGGATGCGTCAACCAGACCCACAAAACACCTATGCCCATTTTTTTAGCTGGGTTTTTGATGACCTCTACATGTTTGGTCGGAGCATTATTCACATCACATCGAGGACGGCTGACGGCTTTCCTGCGTCGTTCCAACGGCTACCAGTTGGCTCAATTACCACCACCGATCAGACTGGGCCTGTCTGGTTTGCGCCGAGCAACCAGGTCTACTTCAACGGCGTAGAACTTGACACGCGCGATCTGCTACAAATCTTGTCACCGACAACAGGCCTTGTGTACACAAGTGTGTCAGCAGTAGAAACTGCGCTCAAAGTTGAGGCTGCGCGCAATCGCAATGCATCATCGTCAATACCTGCTGGCATCCTTAAGCAAACTGGCGGCGAACCATTAAGCGCGCAAGAATTAGCCGATCTTGCAGCTGCGTTTAATGCTGCACGAGCAACTAATCAGACCGCGGCGTTAAACGAGTTTCTATCTTACGAAGCAACAACAATGTCGCCAGACAAAATGCTGCTGATCGAGTCTGCTAATTACAGCGCACTTGAAATGGCTCGACTAGGCAATGTGCCACCGTACTTAGTCGGCGTATCGACCGGGTCATATTCGTATCAATCATCACAGCAAGCGCGCGCAGACCTTTACATTTTTGGCGTCAAACTTTACGCCGAAGCAATTGCAGAAGCGTTTAGCATGAACAGCATTTTGCCAATGGGAACCTACGTCGAGTTTGACGCAGAAAATTATCTTGCCGAAAACTATTTAGCAGATCAAGCAGATGAACCACAAGAAAACACTCAAGAGGAGTTAGCAAACCGATGATTAGATTTACAGCAACCAGTGTCAGCATTGACGCAGCCGCCAGCGATGGCACACCGACTAGAACAATCACAGGCATCGCCGTCCCTTACGGCGTAGCAGCGACCGTCGCCGACGGAACAGAGGTCATCTTTGAGCGCGGCAGCTTGCCAGTCGATGGCAAAGCACCACGTCTTTACATGAACCATGACAGCACCTCGGCGATCGGCCTGGTCACAGCCCGTTACGACGATGAGGAAGGCATGATGTTTACCGCCAAAATCAGCAAGACCGCTGCTGGCGACGATGCTTTGCAGCTGGCCTTAGACGGTGTGCTGGACTCGGTATCGGTAGGCGTAAACCCAACAAAAACCCGAGCAAACAAAGACGGCTCGATCACCGTCCTGGCTGCTGACTGGATTGAGCTGTCAATGGTGCCTGTTCCGGCATTTGCTGGGGCTGTCATCACCGACATTGCTGCAAGTATCCACCACGAACCCGAACAGACCGACAATAATGAAATACAAGAACCCACAGAGGAGACAGAACCTATGTCAGAAGTAACAATTCCAGCAGTCGAGGCAACCATCCCTACCGCTGCAATTCCAGCACAACCAAAACGCAAGTTTGCTTTGCCAACACCTGGCGAATACATGGCAGCGATGCACATCGGTGGCACAACATTTGAGAACGTTGCAGCCGCAGCACGCGACTTTATGCTTTCTAAGCAAACCGCTTTTCAAGCAGCCGCTGGTGATGTTCTTACAACTGACACTCCTGGTCTTTTGCCAGTTCCAGTGCTTGGGCCTGTTTTTGAAAACTTAAACCAAAGAATTCGTCCAGTAGTTGCTGCTATTGGCGCTCGCGCTTATCCAGATGGCGGCAGTCAAAAAACCTTTATCAGGCCTACGTGGACTACTCACACGTCGGTTTCAACGCAGAGCACTGAACTTTCAGCAGTGTCGGCAACGACTCCCGTGATTGCCTCAAACGTAATTTCTAAGACAACTCTGGCTGGGCAGGTCACCCTCTCAATTCAGGATGTTGATTTTTCGTCGCCCGGCGCAATGGAAATTATTATTAACGATTTGATGGGCCAGTACATGCAAGCAAGCGACAACCTCGCTGCTGATGGTCTCGTTGCTGGTGGCGATCCAGTTGCCGCAGGCACATGGACAGTAACCGCTAACGACCCAAGCTCGTTAGTCAGTGCAATGTACGCAGCAGCGTTTGAAATTTTGACTGCTACAAACTTCTTGCCTGATCACATGTTTGTTTCGCCAGATGTGTGGCGCAAACTTGGTGCACAGCTCGACGGCGACAAGCGCCCAGTGTTCCCATATGTCGGAGCAGCTGGACTCATGGGTGTCAATGGTCTAGGCACAGCAGACATCACTGTTGCCAACACCTTTAACCCATTCGGACTGAACCTTGTTGCCGATCGCAACTTTGCCAACAACACTTTAATTGTTGCTCGCGGCGCTGCTATCGAATTTTATGAAAGCATCAGAGGACTCCTTTCACGAGATGAACCCTCAACATTGGGCAAAGTCATGAGCTACCACGGCTATGCATCTTTGTTTGTCGCTGACTCAAATCAGGTACAAGGCATCGCGATCGCGTAGCCAGAAAGGCGGTTACCGCTCATGGCTACATACAGCGTTACAAATAAATACCTCATAGACGACTTTGCCGTACTGCAATTACTAACCCCCACAGAAATTGCAGTCGGCGAGTCAATCACAGTCGCTGGAGTAGATGCCACATTTAACGGCACATACACAGTCCGCGCATTACCGCAATACCGCTATGTAGGTGTAGACACTCAAGGCGACCTGCTATACGACATTGACGAACCAATCGCCAACCAGGTGCTATATGCCAAGGTTGCAAACGACGTTGATCGAGTAGCAGCCACCGGCACAGTCACTTACACGCTGACCTGCACATGGGTTACTGCCGCGCAGCTAGTCACCTACCTAGGCGTAGTTATTACAAACCCATCGGACGACTACACGCTAATTACACAAGCTGTATCTGCTGGCAACCAGTTCTGTTACCGTCGCCGCCAAGAAGCTGGCTACATCGACAGCCTGACAACTAGCCCAGGTGGCGATCAGACCTTGGGCACACTTATGTACTGCGCGGCCCTCTGGCGCAGCCGTGGCTCACTAGAAAACGCTTTTGCAGCCTTTGACGGCATGGGCACAGCACCACAGCAATCACTGACCCCGATCGTCAAGCAGCTGCTCGGCATCGACAGACCAGCCTGCGCGTAATGTCTTACACCGACTTACTCAACAAAGGCATAGACGACCTGACAGCCACACTCACAGCGGTCTCTGGACTCAGGGTGGTAAACGATGCCACCAAAATCGTCCCTAATTGCGTTTTCATAGACGCGCCATCCTTTACCACAATCGCTGGCAACGGCAACATCATCCGCATGGACTTCCCGATCAAAGTTATTGGCTCAGGCCCAGCAGGTCTGCCAGTGCTTCGCAGCATCCTCGCAATCGTCGCCACAGTCCTAGCATCCCCGATCATCGTCATGGCAGGCCGACCCAGCAACCTAGAAATAGGTGGGCAGCTGTTCCCTTGTTACGACCTTGACTGTGGAATACAAGCCCAAAGCGCATAAGGAGAAACCATGTACACCATCATTAGCCCACGCCTCGGAACCCCGGGCGACGAATACATCCCAGAAAACGGTGTCAACATTGACGCACTGCTCGACGGCGGCCTGATATCCACCGACAGCGTAAAGAAATCATCTAAAGTCAAACCAGAACCCAAGGAGCAATAGACATGGCTACAACGCAATATCTCTCGAACCCAGCATTAAAAATTAACGGAGTCGACCTGACCGATCAGTGCACAAATGCCGTTGTCACGTTTACAAAAGAACAGTTAGAAAATACTGCTTTTGGTGACAGTGCTCGCAAGTTCACAGCAGGTTTGCAAAACAACACAATCACTGTGACCCTGTATCAAAGCTATGCAGCCGGTGAGACTGAGG